TATTGCCTACAGGCCACCCATGATCTACAGACACCCATCCCCACTATACCATACACCCATTACCATATACAGAAGAGCTATGATCATACGCTTAATGTTTAATGAGAATGATGAATCCCTAAATACCTTATGATCTATACTACCACACCACAATCAATAGATGTATGGTGATGGGTGGGTGGTGGCCTGGCCCTGGGTCATTGATGTTGGGGGTGGGGGTGGGGTCATGGTTGATGGTTGTTGGGGTGGGGGGGCACCCCCCTATGGGGGTTATGAGAGTTGAAGCTGTAGTTGTGCATAAATTTTTGGTATTTTTACATGGGGGTTCAAATATTCTAATTTAAATAGAAGTCCCTAGGCCCTAAACGCCCCTCCACACAAGTGCTTACACCAGTCACAACTGTTAATTGATTGTTCCAATTCCTCAATCCCTAATTATTTTTACATCAATAACAAAAACATCTTTACTTTGGCTTCTGGCCAATATATAATAAACCTTAATCAAAGCAAAAATAGAGCACCCCACCAAGAGGCAATAATCATGGCCAATGAGGAGAAAACAAATGATCCCACATTAGATGTTCTACCACCAATCAAGCACATTGATATGCGCCAAGCAGTAATGGATGTTTTCCGTGAGCTTGGTGGAGTATCAGCAATGTTGACTTGGGCTCAGGCCAACACTGCCAACACAAGAATATTCTACAAAGACATCCTTCCAAAAGTCATTCCACGCCAAGCAGAAATCACCGGAGAAGGTGGTGGCCCTGTCAAAATGGTTGTTGAGTGGGCAACAGACCCCTCACTTGATTTGAGAAACAGCCTCCCTGAGCAGGCCAAAAAGCCAGCAGCAGTGTTGGCCCTTGCTGCTATCAGGCAGGTGGTAGATGGCTGATGAAACACAAAAGATCATCATCCCATATCAACCACGACCACTCCAACTTGAACTTCATTTGCAACTTGAGGCACATCGCTGGGCAGTTCTTGTCATTCACAGACGTTTTGGCAAGACGTACATGCTGCTCAACCATATCATCAAGGATGCATTAACCAATACAAATCCCAACCCAAGATATGCTTATGTAGCACCATTCCTGAAGCAAGCCAAGTTGATGGCATGGGATTATCTCAAACGCTTCTGTGACCCCATCCCTGGAAGGGTGTTCAGTGAATCTGAACTGAGTGTTTATCTTCCTGCAACTGGTGCAAAAATCCGCCTCTTTGGTGCTGATAACCCAGATGCGATGCGCGGCTTGTATCTTGATGGTTGCGTGCTTGATGAATATGCTCAGATCAACCCAAAAATCTTCACCTCCATCATCCGTCCTGCATTGTCTGACCGATTGGGGTGGTGTGTATTTTCAGGAACGCCGAATGGTCGCAACCATTTCTATAAGATCCTGCAGCAAGCGAAAATAACAGCCACTTGGTTCTGGGCTGTCCTGAAGGCAAGTGAGACTGGCATAGTCTCTGATGAAGAACTGGCTGATGCCAGAGCAACAATGACTGAAGAAGAGTATGAGCGTGAGTATGAATGCTCCTTTGACTCAATCATTGGCAAAAAGATTTACCCAGAGTTCAATGCCAATATCCACATTGCCCACACCTCTCTCAAACCTGAATATGCCACAAAGATTTATCGTGGGTGGGACAACACTGGACTTCACCCTGCCATTGTTCTTTCATGTCTCAATGAAATTGGCCAATGGTTGATATTCAAAGAGTTCTGGTTTGAGGATACTGGGGCTGCTGAATCTGCTGAAACTATTCTGACTTGGTGCAACCTTGAATTGCCTTTTGGTTGCACCTTTGAAGACATTGGGGACCCTGCTGGGAAAAACCGCGACGGCAATAAAATGTCAAATCGTGATTACATAGCACTCAAAGCACAAGAGATGGGCTCCCAAGTCTACATCCAAGATGGAATACAGTCATGGAAGCCAAGAAGAGAATCAGTTGCCCATAAGCTCAGGACACTTCGCAATGGACAACCATCAATCCTTGTGGACCCTGATTGTGACCTTGTGATTGAAGGCTTCTCTGGAGGTTATGCTTACAGGGAGCTTGCGAATATGCCTGGCCACTTCATTGAAGAGGCAATTAAAAATAAGTATGCTGATGTTCATGATGCTATTCAATACCTAGCAACTCGAATGTTCACAACTGGTGATGCTCTAAAAGGCTCTGATAGATTTGGCAGCGAATACCCAGAAGATGATGACATTGAGTTTCAAAGCATTCAAACCGGCCAGAACAAGATAACTGGATATTGATATGCCAAGTGACAAAAAGCCAATCGACTTCCTGCTCAAGAATTTGGACTCTGCAAATATTGCAGATGATCTTGATGATGATCTTATTGCTGAGATAGCAACAAAGGTCATTAATGGATTTGATATTGATGATGAATCTCGTGCTGACTGGAAAGAAAGCACAGAAGAAGGCATCAAGATTGCTGAGCAGATTGTTGAAGATAAGACTTACCCATGGGATGGGGCATCCAATGTCAAATTCCCACTCATTGCTATCTCTGCCATTCAATTTGCTGCTCGTGCTTATCCATCCATAATCAATGGGGACAAGGTTGTCAAGGTTTCTGTCATAGGGTCAGACCCACAAAACAAGAAAGCAGAAAAAGCAAAGCGCGTTTCTGCCCACATGTCTTATCAACTTCTTGAGCAAATGCAAGGATGGGATGAAGACACTGACAGGATGCTCCACTCCCTTCCTGTTGTTGGAACAATGTTCCGCAAAACATTCTATGATACATTAAACCAGCAACCAGCAAGTGAGCTTTGTATGCCACTTGATGTTGTTGTTCATATGAAAACAAAGAATCTTGAAAAGTGCCGAAGAATCACCCACATCATCCATCTCTACAAAAATGATGTTATTGAGCGGGAAAGATCTGGCCTTTTCAGAGTTGTGAAAGATCAAGAAGATGCTGGGTACATGCTCTCTGATGAAGAGGATGCTGCTGAAGAATTTCTTGAACAGCATCGCTGGCTGGATCTTGACAATGATGGCTATGAAGAACCTTACATTGTCACTGTCCACAAAGACTCTGGTCAACTGGTAAGAATTGTTGCCCGTTATGATTATGACATGATCTATGTCAACGATAAGACAGGCAAGATCAGAAAGATTGAACCAGTCCATTATTTCACCGCATTCTTCTTTATCCCTGCCGCCTCTGGCAAATTTTATGCCCTTGGTTTTGCCCATCTCTTGGGGGCAATCAACAACTCAATCAATACCACAATCAATCAACTTCTGGATGCAGGACACCTGTCAAATGTTCAAGGTGGCTTCATTGGTCGTGGTCTCAGGATGCGTGCTGGACAACTCCGCTTCAAACCAGGAGAGTGGAAGGTTGTTGATGCTCCTGGCTCTTCCATTAAAGACAACATCTTCCCAATGCCTGTTAAGGAACCTTCAGGAGTTCTGTTCAATCTTCTTGGCATGCTCAATGACACTGGGATGAAGCTGGCTTCTGTCTCTGAAACGATGGCTGGGGAAAGCCCTTCACAAAATACCCCTGCTACGACTACCCTTGCAGTTATTGAACAGGGCCTGAAGGTCTTTACAGCTATCTACAAGAGGGTTTTTCGCTCCCTAAAGTCTGAATTCAAGAAGATTCGGCGTCTCAACTCTATCTATTTGGAAGAGGAAGAATATTTCAGGGTTTTGGATGAAGAGAATATCATCCTTAAAGATGACTACAGCCTCACTGACCTTGACATCATCCCAGTGGCTGATCCAAACATTTCTTCTGATGCCCAAAGGATGGCCAGAGTCCAGGCAATCATGGCAACTCTGGAGCAAAATCCAACCCCAGAGGGCAAGATTGAAATCCTGCGCCAATACTATGAGGGCATCCAGGCAGCCAATATTGACAAACTGCTCCCAGAAGACAAGATCCAGAAAATGCTCAATGCTCCACCTCCACCAAATCCAGAGGCAATTAAACTTGAACTGGACACAGTCAAATCACAGCATGAAGAGGAAAGAAAGCGTCACCTTCTCCCTTATGACATCAAAAAGATTGAAGCTGAGATTGATGAGATCAAATCAAGAACAACCAAAAATATAGCAGATGCTCAAGACAAACCAATACAAACTGCTCTCGCAACATTAACTGCTCAAGTCTCAGCAATGCACAATGAGACGAAAATGGGGATTGAAAGAGAGAAAATAAAACAAGCAATGGAGGCCAAAGATGGCACAGGACAAGCCAGAAATAATGCTGGACATTCCCCTGGAGGAAATGGTGGAATGGATGCAACACCCAACAACCAAGAAGGTCCACAAATTCTTCCAGGAGTCACACAAGTCTCTGGAGATGGAGCTATGTCAGGGTCAAACCCTGTCATTGACGAGCTTGGAGGCCGTGGGCCTACAGACGAATTACCTTCTGGGGGAGATCAAGGGGGCCAGCCTTATCCTCCAGATGTTTCAAGAAGTTGAAGAATACCAATTAACCCTTACCCAAGATGAGGCCCAAGATGGCAATTAAACCCGCAGGACACAGAGTTTTGGTTATCCCTGATGCTGTTGATGAAAAATCAGGGGGATTGTTTTTGCCCATGGAAGTGCGCCAGAGAATGGGTGATGCCCAAATCTTTGGAACAGTACACAGCATGGGCATGACGGCATTCAAGGCTTTTGATGATGGAGAGCCATGGTGCAAAGTTGGAGATAAAGTTGCATTCGCCAAGTATGGCGGATTTATCATTGAAGACCCTGCTGACAAAAAAGTTTACCGCCTGCTTAATGATGAGGACATTGTTGCCATTGTGAGTGAGGCTTAATATGGGGATGTCAAATTACTACAAGCGGATTTTCAGAGAACAAAAACAACAGCCCAAACAAGAAGATGGAGGCCCAGAATGCCAGACAAAAGACAAGACCCTGGAACCCCAATCCCAGGGGAACAAGAGCTTCAAATTGGAGAACGGGATGAAAGTTCCTCTGACGAAGGAGCAGATCAGGGAGATGGAAGTGGAGAAACACAACCTTCAGCAGCAGAAACAAGCGCAAGAGAAAAAGGATGGAGGCCAGAAGGGGAGTATGAAGGACCCTCTGGAAGCTGGGTCACAGCAGAAGAGTTCCTCAAAAGAGAACCCTTCTTTGAAAAAATAAAGGGGCAATCAAAACAAATCAAGAACCTTCAAAAAACCATTGATGCTCTTGTCTCGCAGACTCAAACGCAAGTCAAGGCACAGGTTGAGTTGAAGTTGAAAGAGTTGAAGAGAGAGAAAAGCCAAGCTATTGCTATTGGTGATGAAGACAGGGTTGATGAGATTGATGCTGAGATAGATCAGCACAAAAAAGAAGTCAAAGAAGAACCGGCAAAAGTGCCTGATGAAGTTTCTGACTGGATTGAAAAAAATCCATGGTTCAGGACTGAAAAGGAAATGAATCGGTTTGCAATTGCCCACAATCGAACCTACATTGAAGACAATCCAGGGGAGATTGAGCAAAGTCTCAAAGAGACTGAAAAAGCAGTAAAGAAAGCCTTCCCAGAATTTTTCCAAAAAGCAAAGGTGGATGGTGGGAAAGAAAGAACCCCACCAAACCCAGTTGAGGCTGCAGGATCTGGGCAAGCTGCTCCAAAAAAAGGCTACAACATGAGCCGCCTCAATAGTGAGCAGAAGCTCGTTTATGAGCAGTATGTCAAGAGGCACAAAATAATGTCCCATGAAGAATATTTTTCTTCCCTTGATGAAGCAGGAGAGTTGTCATGACCGAAGAGGCCAAAACAAATATTGCCCGTCCTGATCGCAGCAAGTCTGTCAGGACTCCACTTGGTCAGAGAAATCGCCTGACATTCAAGGATCTTGAGCCTGGGTACTCATACCGAGTCATCAATGACAAGGATGACCGGCTCAAAAATGCACTTGAGGGTGGTTATGAGTTTGTTGAATCAAAAAACAAGCTTGGGGATGCCAAAGCTGCTGAAGGAAGCATCCCAGGGAGTCGGGTTGCTAAACCAGTAGGCAATGGCACCAATGGGTATCTCATGCGAATCAAAGATGAGTACTACAAAGAGGACCAGGCTGCCAAAGAGTTGAAACTCAAAGAAACTGAAAAAGCAATGACCCCAGATAAGACCAGGAACCAATATGGTGAAGGTCTTCAAACTGAAAAGGAGTAAACCATGCCAAACACAAACAAGCCATTTGGATTGCGCCCCTACTCGACTCTGAGTGGTGCCCCAATCAGTGGTTCTCTGAGAAAATTTTTCGTCCCAGCAACTGATGCTACAGCAATCTTTGTTGGGGACCCAGTAAAGCTGGCAGGAACTGAAGGGAGCCTCTATCCTGATGACCTCCCTGTTCCAACTGTAACTGTTGGAACGATTGCTGCGGCATTCGTTGGGGTGGTTGTTGGAGTTGAACCCCTCCCTGGGAATCTTGAGCTCAACTATCGCAAGGCATCCACTGCGATGTATGTCCTTGTGGATTGCTCTCCTGATACCCTGTTTTTGGTCCAGGGCGATGCTGATACCTATGATGCAGCTGACATTGGTCTCAACTGTTCCTTGACCTTCACTGCTGGATCCACCACTACTGGTGTTTCTGCCATGACTGTTGACCAGTCCCTTGCTGCAGTCACCGCAACCCTGGATGTTCAACTCATTGGATCTGCACCAGTCCCTGGCAATGATCTGACTGGAGGGTATCCACTCTTTCTGGTCAAACTCAACAACCACCAGTATGTTGATGGAACAACTGGGCTTTAAGGAGGTCTGACAATGCCTATTACAACTGGAAGTTTGGCCAAAGCCCTTTGGCCTGGAATCAACAAGTGGTATGGTGAGGCCTACAAGGAGTGGGCTGAAGAATATCCCATGCTTTTCGACAAGGAAAACTCCACCAAAGCCTATGAAGAGGATGTTGGTGTGTCTGGGTTTGGCCTTGCTGCCGTCAAGGCAGAAGGTGCCCCAATTGGCTATGACACTGCCAAGCAGGGATTCATCAACCGTTACAACCACAAGACCTATGCCCTGGGTTTCATCATCACTGAAGAAGCTGTTGATGACAACCAGTACAATCTGAGTGTCTTGGGGAAAAAGGATGCCAAGGCTCTGGCATTCTCCATGCGCCAGACCAAGGAGATTCTGGCGGCCAATGTCTACAACCGAGCCTTCACTGCTGGCTACACCTATGGGGATGGTGTGGTTCTCTGCTCTGCTTCTCACCCTCTGGCTGCTGGTGGAGTGTTCTCCAACACCCCTGCGGTTGCTGCTGACCTGAGTGAAGCTGCTCTGGAACAGGCCTGCATTGACATTGCTGGCTTTGTGAATGATCGTGGTCTTGCGATTTCGATCATGCCCAAAAAACTCATCATCCCTAAAGAGTTGATGTTTGAAGCAGAGCGCATTCTGAAGTCCACCCTCCAGAATGACACAGCAAACAATGCCATCAATGCTCTGAAAACCACTGGCATGTTCAAAGGTGGGGTTGATGTCAACCACTACTTCACCGACCCTGATGCCTGGTTCATTCGGACCAATTGCCCTGACGGCATGAAGTATTTTGAACGTCGCGGCACCAAGTTTGCCATGGACAACGACTTCGACACCTCCAATGCGAAGTTCAAGGCATCCTTCCGCTGCTCCTTTGGGAACACTGATCCTCGCGGTATCTATGGCTCCCCAGGCGCATAACCAATAACATCATGATGAAGGGGGCAGGGCAACCTGCCCCCACATTCCACTGAGGAGAAAGTCATGGGTATCAAAATCGGCAACATCATCCAAGCAAAAATGGCAACCATTGCCCGTTCAGACACTGCCAACAAATTCCTTTTCATGCTCCCACCCAATGCACAAATCATCCGTGTTTCCTGCACAGGAACAGCCTCTGACTCTGCCACCAGCGCTTCTGTTGTCCTTGCTGCCCAAGATGCTGCAGGGAATTCAACCACTGTGGCAACATATGATGCCAAGACTGCAAATGGTGGTTTTGGAGTTCTTGATGCTGGGGCAAATACTCGACTTGGCTATCCTGCCAAAATCTACGGCTCCTATGGTGAAGTTGGCGCTGCATCAACAGGTGGTGACTGGACTGTTGTTGCTGAATACATGTAAGGGGTGATATATGCCAAATCTGATCACCACAACCCTGCAACTTAATGGATCAAAAC